GATAATCATTTTTTAAGCTCCTTTAAAGTTTTTATATTATAATTTGCGGCAATTCCTTTTTTATCATATTCATAATATGAAGTAGTTATGTTGCCACAATCTACGCCAGGTTTTACAAAGTAATTATTAAGCATGGGAATTGATTTTAATTTATTATATCCAGCTCTTGGATTAGATGCTTTAACTTCTATTCTCCAGCTTTTAGCAGTAATGAAAGCAAATAATTTCATTTTTTAAGCTCCTAGTAGTTATTGATTAAATAAACTAGCGGTAGAAATACCGCTAATTCGAGAAGTGTTGCTATAAATATAAATTTAAGCATTATTTAAGATTGTTTTTGATTAAACAAGAATGATAAGTCTGATTAATTGCTGTGTTGATCTTGTTGAGTGTCTTTTTCTCTTCAAGTTCTTTTTGCTCTCTGTCTTTGTTATCTTCTTTTAATCTTTGCAGGTCTTCTGGATCACTTAGGTTATAAGTTCCAGTAGATTTGATTTCAAATTTAACTGATTTCATCACATGATTAATTGATGACTTTTCACATAACTTCATTTTTTGAAGTTCTTTTAATTGGTCATAATCAATTCTGTTTTTAAATGCGGCAATATCTTGGTCAGTTCCCCAAAGACCTAAACCATCAGTTTTTACATGATTATCTTGATTAAATCCTAATACTAAAACAGCTTCATAGGTGTTTTTCTTAGGTTTACACCATTGATTAGTTTTAGGGTTAAGAGTAGCATAACAGAAGCGATCACCTCTGTTTTTAACTGTTTCTATCCAATAACGGCGTTTAGTTCTTAATCTAAAACCCCATGGATAATTATCAACTTCAACAGCATTATCAAAGCTGTCTTTATTATAAATGTATTTCATTTTAAATATGCTCCTTGTTTAAAATGTTTTTGTGCAACTTTGATTGTGAAATCTTCGGACCATTCCGCTGGATAATTGCGACCAGGTGTCTTTGGTAATTTCTTACCATCAATAAAAACTCTACGACCAATAAAAGAGATTAACCCTTTTACTTTGCGAGCTTTAACTTCGATTATAGTAATATTCATAAGATAACTCCCTTATATATATTAATAATATATATATACTAATAATATATACTATCAAACAAATAATTTATAAAAAAGAAAGTTTTTTAAAATGGTAGGCAGACCGAGTAAAAAAGTCCAATGTGAAGCAATGACCAAGAGATATGGAAGGCAATGCAGAGCCAAAGGGATATTAAAAAAAAATGGTCATTATATATGCAGAATGCACGGCGGTCTTTCATTTGGTCCAATATCTATTGAAGGCAAAATAAGAGCATTACAAAACCTAAAACAAAACAAAAATAAAACATATGAAGAAATCAGAGAACATATACAAACGAATAATTGAAGCTGTTGAGCTTGGTACAACCTTGACACAAGTTTGCAGAGCCAAAGATATGCCAGGACTGACAACAGTTCATACTTGGATGAAGCAAGATCAGAAGTTTAAAGAGCAATTGCTTGAGGCTAGGCGTGTTGGTGCTATGGTTTGGCTTGATAAAATGCAAGATATGTTAGACCAGGACACAGAGCCAACAAAGGTTCAGTTATTAAGAGAGCGGTTATTTCATGCTCGTTGGATGGCTAGTAAATTGGTCAGCGTGTTTGGAGATAAGCAAACTGTGGAGAATGTGGGTGATCCATTAATCAAAATAGTCTGGGATGATGGTTCTTCGGAGGACAAACAGACAGTTTCCGCGCGCACAATAAAAGGTACGAACAATAACAAGCAGCCAACTGACAAGATAGCTGACAAGAATACAATTAACTAGAGAATATAACAAAGAGTAATAGGTCATTGACCTATATTAATTGTAAATAGCTTTTTAATATTAAAATATGAATATATCCAAGCTCGATCCACGCCAGATTTATCTGGGGAGTTTTTTATATTATGATGGGAGATTTAGACACTCATGGACACAGACATTAACGCTGCGGTATTATTTAACGAAACAACAAATACTGTAACAATAGAATTAAAAAATTTTGCAAATAAAGAGGATGCACTTGAAGCGGCTCGATTTGTAATTGCGGCACTCAACATACCAGAAGTATCTGCGGCAGATGATACTATACACTAATGAAAATAATTAAAATTGCATACAAGCCAAGACCTCAACAGTTAGAGCTGCACGAAAAACTAAAGCAATACAGATTTGCGGTGTGCGTTATGCATCGTAGGGGTGGTAAAACAGTTTTTTCAATTAATCATTTAATTAAAGAAGCATTAACATCAAAACAAAAGAATTTTCGTGGAGCATTCTTTTCTCCAACGAGGGTGCAAGCAAAACTAATCGCTTGGGATTATTTAAAAGAATTTTCTAGGGTTATTCCTGGAATGAAGTTTAATGAAACAGAGCTGCGTGCCGATTTTCCTAATGGCGCTAGAATAACATTATTTGGAGCAGAAAATCCTGATGCAAGTCGTGGACAATATTTTGACTTCGTTGTTTGTGATGAGTACGCACAAATGGATAGTAGAATGTTTGCAGAGGTTATTCGACCAGCGATTGCAGATAGATTAGGTAAAGTTTGTTTTATAGGCACACCACAAGGAATGAACTTGTTTTATGATTTGTTTGAAGAAGCAAAATCATTACCTGATTGGTACACTTGCACATTTAAAGCTAGTGAAACAGGATTAGTACCAAAAGAAGAATTAGAGTCGGCTAGAAAGCTGATGACGGAGGACCAATACCAACAAGAATTTGAATGTTCTTGGACAGCAAATATATCAGGATCAATTTATGGTAAAATTATTGCCAAGATGGAAGATGATAAAAAAATTTCTCATTATCCATATGATCCTGGTTATCCAGTAGATGTATATTTTGATTTGGGAATTTCAGACCAAACTGTAATTTTATTTGTACAGCAAATTGGTCGAGCATTATTTATTATTAACTGTTATGCAGATAGTAATAAAAGTCTGGACTTTTATGCCGATTATATTAAAAAAACAGAATACAATATCCGCAACTATGTTTTTCCGCATGATATAGAACAGCGAGAACTATCAACTGGACATACAAGAAAAGAATATGCCTACTCGATGGGGATGCGACCAATTAAGGTGTGTCCAAAACTATCGATAGAAGATGGTATTCACGCTGGTCAAATATTATTAGCAAAAACCTATATTGATAGGTCTAATTGCAAACCTTTTTTGGATGCGATGAAATGGTATCACAGAAAGTGGATAGATAAACAGCGTATATTTTCAAAACCAGTACACGATCATTCCTCGCATTATGCAGATGCGTGGCGAACTTGTGCGGTTGCGATAAGAGAATTAGATTTAGACGAAAACAAACGATTAGAAAAATTTGCACAAGGCACAAACTATAACCCCCTAGAAATAAGGAATTAAAACAATGGGATTTTTAGCACCTAAACTACCCCCACCACCCCCTTTACCCCCACCGCCAAAATTGCCACCAGCAACACCAGATGATTTTACGCAAGATCAAAATGATGCAATAGACACTTTGATAAGTAATAAGAAAAAAGGGTACACTAAAACAATACATACTAGTAACCAAGGCGACACAAGTAATGCAAACATTTCATACAACACATTATTAGGAGAATAAATGCCAGGCGGATCAAATTTTGATACATATATGTCCTCTACCCTAGGTGGTACATCAACAGGTTCTTCTAGTAGTAGCTCTAGTAGTAGCTCTAGTGGTGGATATAGTGGTTCAACAAATGAGATAAAAGATAAAATAAAAAGTAATGTTAAAAAGAAACTAGGTTTAACAACTGTTCCTAATACACCACCACCAGGCACACCATGGTCAGGTATGGACTCGGCTACTTCTACTTTTGCATCTAATCTTACTGGTAAAGATAAATGGTATTATGGTCAGGAAGCATCTGAATATACAAATAAAGAATTAGTTAAAGCTGGTTTAGCCACATACAATCCTGATACTGGAGGATATTTACTTTCATCAGAAGCATGGAAAATGAAGTATGGTTCATATACTCCAGGACAAGCTCAAACTGGTTCTGCGATGGGAACTGGAGATCCAGAGGGTATTTTAACAAGTATTCAAATTTCTAATAAAATGCTGCAAAGCCAAAATAAACTTAAAGGAGCAATCTTAGGTATAGCTGGTCTTGCTGCTGGTGGTAATCCAGCTGGATTAATAATGCGAGGAGTAGGAGCAAAATCTTTAGCTGATGCTTATGCCAGACCAGGTGCAGCTTATGATACTTACACAAAACAATTTAAAGCAAAACAATCTGGTCAAAAATTTACCCAAACAAGAAATTTATTTGGGTTATTAGGTTTAACACACGAAAAGAAAACAAAGAAAGATACATTAGGTAGTTAATATGGATATAAAACAATTAAGTAGTCAATTTGCACAGTTAAAAGGAAAACGATTAAACTGGGAAAGTCATTGGCAAGAAATAGCTGATTATGTTTTACCTCGTAGAGCTGATGTTAATATTAGACGAACTGCTGGCGATAAACGAACTGAATTTATTTATGATGGCACAGCATTACACGCAGCCGAACTACTTTCATCTTCTTTGCATGGAATGTTAACAAATGCAGCTACCCCTTGGTTCAGTATGCGTTTTAAAAACGAAAGTTTTTCCATGGATGAAGAAAGCCAGGAATGGTTAGAAGCAAGTACCCAATCAATGTATATTGCTCTTGATAGATCAAATTTTCAACAAGAAATACATGAATTATATGTTGATCTTTGTACGTTTGGTACAGCGTGCATGATGATTGAAGAAGATGATGATAAATTTATTCGTTTTTCAACAAGACACATAAAAGAAATTTATATTTCAGAAAATGATAAAGGATATGTAGATAGTATTCATCGTGAATTTAAAATGACAGCAAGAGCTGCATATCAACGATTTGGCGAGAAATTATCTAAAAGAATTAAAGAAATTGCAGAAAAAAAACCTTATGATGAAGTTACTATAAATCAATGCGTTAAACCTAACGATCAATCTAATCCATATAAAATGGATAATAAATCAATGAAATATGTATCGATTTATTATGATAATGAAGATCAAAAAATAATTAATATTTCTGGTTTTAACGAATTTCCTTTTGTTATTCCTAGATGGTTAAAATCATCAAGTGAAGTATATGGTCGTTCTCCAAGTATGACAGCATTACCTGATATTAAAATGCTAAATAAAATGTCAGAAACAACAATTAAAGCTGCACAGAAAATGGTTGATCCACCTTTACTTGTACCTGATGATAGTTTTGTTTTACCAGTTAGAACACAGCCAGGAGGATTAAATTATTATAGATCTGGTACAAGAGATAGAATTGAACCATTACAAATTGGTGCAAACACACCAGTTGGATTAAATTTAGAAGAACAACGAAGAACAGCAATACGCCAAGCATACTTTGTGGACCAATTACTTATGTCGCAAGATGTACGAATGACAGCTACAGAAGTTATGCAGCGTAATGAGGAAAAAATGAGATTGTTGTCGCCAGTTTTAGGCAGACTACAAGCAGAAATGTTACAACCTTTAATAACAAGATGTTTTAATATTTTACTTAGAAAACAATTATTACCTGAGCCACCAGTATCATTACAAGGTCAAACTGTTGATATTGAGTATGTATCGCCATTAGCAAGATCACAAAAAACTGGGGATGTTCAGGCAATACTACGTTCACTAGAAATTATTTCTCCATTGGCACAAATGATGCCAGTTATGGATTACCTAGATTCAGATAAATTAGTTAAACACATTACGGATGTATTGGGTGTTCCTAGAAAAATTTTACGATCTGATCAAGAAGTTGCGAGCATACGACAACAACAAGCGGAAGCTCAACAGCAACAAGCACAAATGGATCAAGCATCACAGATGGCGGAAGCTGGAGGAAAGGCAGCACCGCTATTAAAGGAACTTAATGCCTGATAAACAAGAACAAATTATAAAAGAATTACGACAAGCATATCAAATTACCTTTAGCACCAAAGAGGGTGCATTAGTTTTAGCTGATTTAGAAAATAGAACAGGAATACATACTTCAACATTTGATCCTGATCCGTATAAAGCAGCAAACTTAGAAGGTATGCGAGCAGTTACTTTGTGGATTAAAACAATGTTAAAACCACAATTAAAGGAGAAAAAGAATGGCTGAAGAACAGACAACTGCACCAGAAGTGCAATCTGAACCGACTACAACGATTAATCAAGAACAACCAGAAACATCATTTATTGATAGTTTACCAGAAGATATACGAGCAGACGCATCACTACAAAACTTTAAAGACGCTGGACAACTAGCAAAAAGTTATGTTCATGCACAACGAATGGTAGGTGCTGATAAAATGCCAGTACCAAATAAAAATTTTACAGAAGATGATTGGAAACAAACATTTTCTAAGTTAGGTGTGCCAGAAACACCTGATGATTATAATATTAATTATACATTACAAGAGGGAGCAGATCCACAACCAGTAAAAAATTTTGTTTCTCATGCACATAAGTTAGGAATGTTACCTCAACAAGTGCAAGGAATATTAGATTACTATGGGAATTTAGAAAACCAAAGTAATGAAGAATCATTAAAACAAGAACAATTAAATAAAGTAAATTCTGAACAAGAATTACGCAAAGAATTTGGTTTAGCTTATGATAAAAAACTAAACCAAGCTAATAATGTTTTTAGTAAATTTTTTGTTGATGATTTAAAAGATGTTAAACTACAAGATGGTAGTAATATATTAAATCATCCTGGCTTTATAAAATCTCTTGCAAGATTATCTGATAATTTTTCTGAGGATAATTTAGGTGCGGACCAAACAGAGAGTGGTGGATTTACACCTAATGAAGCACAAAAAGAAGTTTCAAAAATCATGGGAGATCTTAAACATCCTTATTGGATTAAAGATCATCCAGGTCATGCTGCTGCTGTTAAAGAAGTAGCTGATTTACAAAACATGATACATCCGAATTTAGAAGGGTAGTGCGAAAGCATCCTTCTTGACCATCTGAATAGTAGAGCAACTAACAGTTGTAAAATGCAGACGAACCTACCTGGTAGATAATTCATCGAAATTTTAACCTTAATTTGAATAGGAGGACAATTATGTCTAATCAAATTACAACAGCTTTTGTACAGCAGTATGGTTCTAATGTACAAATGCTTTCACAACAAATGGGTAGCCGTTTGCGTGAAGCTGTTGATGTGGAATCTATTACTGGGAAAAATGCATATTTTGAACAAGTAGGTTCTGTTGCTGCACAAGTGAGAACTTCTCGCCATGCGTCAACTCCACAAATTGATACTCCTCATAGTAGAAGAAGGGTGTCTTTAGCAGACTACGAGTGGGCGGATCTTATTGATGATGCCGACAAAGTAAGAATGCTAATTGATCCTACTTCGAGCTACGCAAAAGCTGCTGCGGCAGCGATGGGTAGATCTACTGATGATGTAATCATTACAGCTCTAGGTGGAACAGCTTACTCAGGAGAAACAGGCGGCACATCTGTGGCTCTTCCAAGCACACAAAAGTTTGCAACATCTAACCAATCTGATGGTTTAACGATTGCTAAACTTCTTGATGCAAAGAAGAAAATGGATTTAGCTGATGTAGATCCAAGCATAGCACGATATGTGGTATGTGGAGCAACTCAAATAAGTGATTTGCTTAATACAACTGAAGTTAAGAATAGTGATTATAATACTGTTAAAGCTCTAGCGATGGGTCAAGTTGACTCTTTCCTAGGGTTTAAATTTATTATGTCTAACAGACTTAATTTCGATGCAAGTAATACTGACGACAGATTAGTTTTTGCTTTCACAAAAGATGCGATCAAACTTGCCGTTGGCAAGGATGTTACAGCAAGAATATCTGAGAGGGATGATAAATCATACTCTACTCAGGTGTACTACTGTATGTCTATTGGTGCAACTAGCC